GTCAAACGACTAGCTCAAAGGAGCGTAGGGTCAAGTGAAATTCTTGACTCGAAGTGCCACACACCTAAACGTATTATTAGAACTGTAATACGCATGGTGAAGATATAGTCTATTCATTGCAGAAATGTAATGTAGTAAAGTTGGACATCGATGTTTCAGACAGACCTACAGTAATAAATTATCTCATTGACAAATATGGTGAAAATCGTGTTTGTCAGATTATAAACTTCTCGTATATAACACCTGTTGTAGCCATAAAAGATGTTGGTAAAATACTAGGTTTTAAATATAATGAAAGGGATAAACTATCCAAAAAGTTTTCGTACAATACATTCCAAGAGTGTATCGACAACAATATAAACTACTTATCTGAACATCCTGAGTACAGTGAGTTGCTTGACATAGCAGGCAAATTAAGTGGTAGGGTTAAAACGGTTAGCTGTCACGCAGGCGGTGTCGGTATTGTTGATACCGATATTAGCGACTATATGGCAATGAAACTGGGCTCTGACGGTGAACACGTCATTCAGGTTGATAAAAGGCTTGTCGAACAAATAGGCATTATTAAGTTTGACATTTTGGGTGTACAAACTTTAAAAATGGTGCAGGAAATTCAAAATGACTTGCATTTATCTGAGTACGATATAAATATCAACAACCCTAAATTCGAAAATGATAGAAGTCCCTTTGAACTGTTAAGCAAAGCATTGACGAATGGCGTGTTTCAGGTAGAAAGTGCAGGCATGAAAGACCTGTTGCTCAGATTACAGGCAACTAATATGGAAGATTTGTCGGCTGTTTTAGCATTGTATAGACCTGATTCAATGGGAGCTTTGGAGGAGTTTATTAAATGTAAGCATGATCCTTCACTTGTCACCTATATACACCCCGACATGAAGCCTATTTTGGAAAGCACTTACGGTTGTATGATCTATCAGGAACAACTTTTGGATATTGTAAGAACTTTTGGTGGCAGAAGCTATGGTGGAGCTGACTTATTCCGCAAGGCAATAGGCAAAAAGAATATTGAACTTGTTAAGCAAGAGTCAGAAAAGCTGTACCAAGAAATTATTGACAATGGATATTCTCATGAAATTGCCAAAACGATTAGTGAAGAATTGAAAACTAAAGGTGGTTATTTGTTCAATAAATCGCATAGTTATAGCTACGCTGTTCTATGTTTTCAAACTGCTTATTTAAAAATAAATTATCCTATTTATTTTTTCAAAGCACTATTTAATTTGAACAAAGATAAGGCAGGTATGGTGAATAAATACATTGTAGACTCTAAACAGTTTGGAGTATCTGTTTTGCCACCTCATATTAATAAATCGCAAGTAGATTTTTCTATTTACGATAATAATGTTATGTTTGGTTTTTCTGCGATTACAGGCATTGGCGAACGAATAGCACAAGAGATTGTTACTGAGCGTGAAAAGAACGGCAAGTATAAAAACCTTCAAGACTTGCTGTTAAGAACAACACTGACAAAAACTCAGATTATTAACTTAATGAAGTCAGGTGCAATACCTACGAAAGATAAAAAGAGTTGTTTGTTAAAGTATTTGAAGTCATTGTATAAACCATTAGAGTATAAAGAATTGTCTAAGTTACCAACGTATAACAAACTTATTATCGAGTATGATATTGATATTGAAAAATATCGTATTGGTAATGGTAAGTATGACTATGACAAAGATCTGTTACTCACTCTTGCAAATCAGAAAAAGAAAGAAAAGTTTGACCTACAGCAAGAAGATAGGTTGAAACAATTTCTTTTAACTAATAACAAATATCTTGAAAACGCTGATTTTTGGGAGTTTGAAGCATTACAGATATTTATACACAATAACCCATTTGAAGAAGCACTTCCCTATTTAACAACAGCATTTGAAGCCGTTGAGAATGATAATGATTGCGTTATTGTAGGTGTTATTTCCAGAGTACAAAAGAAAAAGGACAGAAATAAAAAACCATTTGCTTTTGTGAATATTTATTCCACTTTCGGTATTATAGAGGGTGTTCTTTGGAATAGTCAGCTTGTGCAATACGAAGATTTGGTTAAGAAAGGTTCTCAGGTTGCTATTAAGTGCAGGAAAACAGACGAAGATAAGGTTACAATACAGGCTATGCGACCATATGTTGAATGGCTTTCAGAAAGGAAGAAAAGACATGACAGAAAAAACATTTAAGTTTAAAATCGTTCCTCAACAGGAGCGATTTTATAACGAAAATAGTAATTGGGGAGTGTACACATTCACAACAGCTTCTAATGACATTCCATATTTTTATGATTGTTATGACGATCCCTTTGGTGACGATCCAAAGCAGTTAAAAGGTAGCACATTGGCAGGTAAAATGCAACGCTTGACAATCGGTGTCGAGTACAATGCTGAGGTTACTTGCTCTTTTAATAGCAAATATAACTCGTATCAGTATACACCAATCTCCATTACTGCAAATGTGCCTAAGACAGAAGAACAACAAATAGCATATTTGAAAACTCAGGTCACAGAGTTACAAGCAAAAAATATCCTAACGGTCTATCCTAATATAATTGATGATGTTATTCATAACAAAGAAATTGATTTTACAAAAATTAAGGGTATAGGCGAAAAGAGTTGGAATAGAATAAAGGATAATATACTGAATAATTATGTTATTTCAGATATCCTTATTATGCTTCAGCCGTTGGGTGTAACGTATGCCATGATAAATAAATTGATTTCCAATGAACCTAATCCTCAATTATTGAAGGAAAAGTTACTTGATAACCCTTATATCATGACAGAAATTCGTGGTTTAGGTTTTAAGAGAGTTGATGATTTGGCGTTGAAGTTAAATCCAGGTATCAGGATATCAACCAAAAGAGTTGTGGCATTTATCAAGTATTATCTTGAGTGTGTTGGAAATAATGACGGTCATTCATATGTGCTAGAGTCTGTATTAGACAGTGCAATAAGAGATAACATAAACGATTGTTATGAAATGTACGAGAGTTTTAAATCCACACAAAAGCAACATGAGATATTTTTACATTTTGAAGAAAATAAGGTAGGGCTACTACGCCAATATAAAACTGAAATATCTATTTTGGCTATCCTAAAAAATCTCAATGAACAAGAAATAAATTATAAAATTAACATTGAAAATGGTATCTCAGAAGCAGAAAGAGAACAAGGTTTTTGCTATACAGACGAACAAAAACAAGAGATATATAAGGCTTGCAACAGCCCTGTAGTGCTTATAACAGGTAGAGCAGGAACAGGTAAAAGCTCGATTTTAAGAGGACTCACAAAGATATATAAAAGCTATTCTATATCAGCTTGTGCTTTGTCTGCTAAAGCTGCGATTAGGATAACCGAGGTGACAGGTTTATTCGCAAGTACAATTCATAGGTTGCTTGGTTTTAACAAGACAGGTTTTGTTTATAACTCTAATAATAGATTGTCTAGTGATATTATCGTGCTTGACGAAGCTTCAATGGTTAATTCATCATTATTTTATAGCTTGGTTTCTGCTATAAAAGAGGGTGCAAAAGTAATTATTGTAGGTGATGACGGTCAGTTACCACCAATAGGCTGTGGCAATATCTTTCATGATTTACTTAATTGCAATGTGTTTACTTGTTGTAAACTGACTAAGATTTTAAGACAGGCTCAAAAGTCAGGTATTATTTCGGACTCAGTTAAAATTAGAAATGGAGAAAACCCATTGCCTGAACCGAAACTGAAAGTTGTTACTGGCGAACTACAAGACATGACCTATATGTTTAGAGAGAGCCGTGAAGGTATGCGTGAATTGGCTATTAAATTGTATACAATGGTAGCTAAGAAAGACGGCTATGATGAAACGATTATTTTGACACCTTGTAAAAAGGACAGGATAAATAGTTCTTTTGAAATTAACTCTATTTTACAAGATATGATAATTCCACCCGATACTGCACCTGAGATCAGGTATGGTAATAAGACATTTCGTCTTGGGTCGAAAGTTATTCAAAGAACGAATGACTATGATAGAAATGTTTTCAATGGAGAAATGGGTTATATTACAAAAATTGAACAGACAATTAAAGACGGCAAGAAGCAGAATGTTGTTACAATTAAATTTGCCGACAAGGAAATTGATTTCCTGCAAAATGATTTAAGTAGTATTGAGTTGGCTTATTGTCTGACGTGCCATTTAACGCAAGGTAGCGGTTTCAAGAATGTTATCGTACTGATCGACAATACCCATTATAAACTGCTTGACCGCTGTATGCTGTATACTGCGATTACCAGAGCCAAAACTAAATGTGCATTGATTGCCGAGCCTAGTGCTTTTCAGAGGTGCTTGAAAATACAGGCTTCGCAAAGAAACACTTGGTTAAGTTTATTATACAATAATGTACAGTTTTCGTAGTATAAATTTGTACATTTTACATACTTGACACATCTCAAAAGTAGTAGTATACTATAAATATAATCTCAAAAGTAGCATAGTAAAATTAATATGCTGAAAGGTGGTTAAAGAGTGCTAAAGGCGATTAAGAAATGGTTTTACAAAATAAAAGACTTTGTAAAGTACAAGAGATAGGAGGAAATACTATGAAAGAAATGGTTTATAGAAGTGCTATTGAAAATAAACATCAATTTACTGATATGCTTGATGAAGGTACTTATAAGAATTTTCACTATGCTATTTTGTCTTATGGCTCTCATCCTTGTGCTTATATAGAACTACCTACAGAACACTCATTATATCCTCTTTATGACGAAGATGAACTTGCATATATTGATTGCCACGGTGGAATTACTTATTTCTCTACAACAGGATTTATCAGACCTAGTGATGAAAATCATAGAGATGGACATTGGATAGGTTGGGATTATGCCCATTATATGGACTATACTTATGGAGCATATAATACTAGTGATAACAAGAAATGGACAACGGAAGAAATATTTGAAGATGTTAAGAATGTTATAGAGCAACTTATAAAAAGTTGATTTTATTTGAAAGGAAGCGATAAAAATACAACCAATTTTTAAAGAACAGATTAGAATGTGGTCTGATTTGGGTTTTAATATACCAATTACAGAGGGGTTTTATTGGCTCGACCGAGGTATCATTAGAGCATTTTCGTCTGACGGAATATTACACAGACTTTATAAATACAAAGTTAATGATGATCTGACAATTAATATTACAAAACATAAAGAATATTGCGATTTTAACCCAGAGAGCTGGGAAGAAACATACAAACGTCTAAAAAATGGCTTGCAGAATAAAATTGATGAAAGTCTAAATGTAATAAAATCAACTCTTGATACATATTCAAATTATGATTTTTGGTGTTTGACAAGTACTGGTAAGGATAGTACCGTTGTTCTCGATTTGGTTTACAAGGTTACATCTAATGTAAAGGTAATGTTTAATAATACAACCTGTGATGCCGCAGATACATATAGAATTGTTAAAAAGCATTCAGATTGGATAATTACAACACCTGAAGAAAGTATATATAACTATTTTGATAAATTAAATTTCATTCCAACAAGATTTGGTAGAGCTTGCTGTAGTATCTACAAAGAAGGTCAATCTATTCAATATTTTAAAGTTCATGGTATAGATAAATTAATACAAATTATGGGTGTGAGAAATGACGAAAGTAATAAACGAGCTGATAGAGAATATATCACACATAACCCTAAATGGAATGACAAAGATTGGTATGGACTTTTGCCAATTCGCAAATGGACTAGCTTGGACGTGTGGCTTTATATATTACATAACCAACTTGAAATTAATAATAAATATCGTAAAGGATATTCAAGAGTTGGGTGTTCTATATGTTGTCCTTATTATACAAAAACAACTTGGGTATTGGACAAATATTGGTATCCGTTAGCATATGAGCGTTGGCATAAAATTCTACAAGAAGATTTTTTAAAAAATTCTCGGTGGCAACAACTTAATTGTACCGTTAAAGAATATCATTCTTGTTGGAATGGTGGTTTGTTACGAACTGCTCCTACAAATGAGGCAATAAAAGAATTGATGGAATATAAAGGTTTGTCTAATTATCATGTTGCAGAACAATTCTTTAATAAAACTTGCTGCAAATGCGGCAAAAATATACGTCAAAATAATGTGTTGGCTATGAATATGAAATATTTAGGTAGAGACACAGCAAAGTTTTATTGTAAAAAATGTTTTAAACGTGAGTTTAATTTGTCAAAAGAAAAATGGAATGAACAAGTTGATGGTTTCAAAACACAGGGTTGTGAATTGTTTTAAAATGTAGAAAGGGAGTACATTAAATGGCTGAACAAAAATTTAAACTAGGCGACAGAGTAAAAATTACAGATTTTACAGGAACGATTGTTGGCACTAAGCTTGAAGATAATTCTATTAAACATCATGTAAAAGTTGACCAGGGTCGAATTTATACTTGGGTATTTCAAAATTCACTTGAACACATGGACTCAGCTGCTGATAATTTTAAGCAGACAATTACTGTTGAAACCGAAAGAAAGACTGGCGAAACTATCATAAGAATATCAAACCCAAAATTTACAACCGATGAACCTACCGCAGACGTGCAGGAGGTGAAGCGTGGGTATTGGAAATTTAACCAGCACAGCAAAGTGGTTGCTAGTTTTAGATGTTCTGAATGCCAAACCCCGTTTTATAATTTTGGTAATTCAAAAATTCTGAGCCCGACACCATACTGCCCAAACTGTGGTGCTAGAATGGACGGTGACAGCAATGACGGATAAGCAATACAAAAAATATAAAGAGATTGAGGAAGAAATAAGACCTATACAAACATTTGTAAAAGGATTTTGCACTCGTTCCAGTTCTTGTCCAACTTTGATTTTTACAAAGCCAAAGTTAAAATTTAAAAGAAGGCAGACTTGCGTTCCAGACGTTTACGAGATTGAAATTTCTTATGCGTTACAAAGTCGAATATTAGAAGTTATTGGACAGTATATTGGCGAGAAAGAGAAAGAACAAGAAGAATTATGAAGGAGGAAATGCAATGAGTGAAACAGTATCAGGCGAGGAGCTTGAAAAGATAAACGGCTATGCGAGAGAGCCGCTCACGGAGGACAAGGTGTTTGTTTTCAGGGTGGCGCTTTGTGACAATAACATTGACAGAGATGGTGAAAAGTTTTCATCAGGCGCTTTGAGGAAGCTTGCGGAGCTTTTTAAGGGCAGAACGGGTATTTTCGACCATGACCCTAAAAGCTCAAAGCAGACTGCCAGAATATTCGACACTTGGGTGGAAACTCTGCCTGAGAAAACTACGACAGACGGTGAGGTCTACCGTAGGCTTATGGCAAAGGCTTACATGGTGCGAACTGCTTCTAACAGCGATCTTATAAGCGAGATTCAGAGCGGAATAATGGACATCAAAAAAATCATAAACAATTTCGTTGAAGCACACATTGATGAAATTGAAGCGGCAATCCATTCTGCGTTGTCGGAAGAAAAATCGATAAATGAAATCAAAGCAGGAGACCACTTTGAGTACAAAGGTATCGAATGGGTTTGTCTTGATGTAGGAAACGAAACTGTTTTTGCAGTGACCGCTAAGGTAATCGCTAATATGCCGTTTAGCGACAAACTTGAGAGCGGTTGTAACAACTGGAGAACATCATCACTACGAAAATGGCTTAACGGCGAGTTCTTCGACAAGAACTTTGATAAAGGTGTACTGCTAGCCAATTTCTCTACCTTGACAGCAGATAATGGTGATGATAAATACGGTGCCGTCGAAGACTATGTAACACTTCTCGATTGCAACCAGTACAGAAGATGCAGAAAACTTATGCCTAAGTATGGTGATTGGGTATGGACACTTACACCTCATTCTTGTAACGGTGATGCCCGCCACGTGCATATCATTCGTCAGTCAGGAGATCTTGAAAGAAACATTGCTTTCAACCCTGTCGGCGTCGCCCCCGCTTGCCTGTTTAACCTCAACTATCTCTCATCGTGCTGGCAGGCACACATAATCACACATAAGTGAGGTAATTCCATATGACTAACCGAAAAATCAGAGACTACCAGCGAAACCGCAAACTTAAAGGCATTGTTGACGCAAACTTCAAGACCTTTGCGACTGTGGCTATAGCTCTCAAACAGCTGTTTCCACACGACTGGTACAAAAAAACCATAACTGACTTTACAACATCGTATGCCGAATTTACGGCGCATATGAACGACTATGATGCAGAAGCATACGATTTCCGCGTTGAAGATTCTTGCCGCAAGCTGAACATCAGTGACAGCGACACCTACGATATTATTTTCAGGCTTAACGGCAAGCTCCCTGCTGAGATTTTTCTAGCGTTGCAAAACAACTTGAAATGTATGCTGATACATTTGCGTTTGAATTGCAGCATCGGCTCACAGAGATATGCAAAACTAATTGCATATCTCAAATCAGATGCCAAGATATGCGGACAAGCAGATCTTACAGCACTCGGCTTATCGTTCGACGACGACGTCGACTATCGTAAACTCAAATCCAAAACCGAGCAACCGACTTATTCCGACGGAATTAAAGCTCAGCAAATACTGAAAGCACTGAAAGCATACCAAGACGAGGTGATTAAATGTCAGCAACAGCTTTCGAGCAAATCAAAGAACGACTTACCTGCGTCGAGTACGCACGCAGGATAGGTCTTGCAATAAACAAACCAGGTGACAGATGCGAATCCCCTTTGCGGTCCTCAGCAAGCAACAAGTCATCGTTCGTTGTCTACGACGACTATTACTATGACCATGGAGACTCCAAGGGCGGTGACGTTATCGACTTCTGCGCCAACTGTGAATTTAATGGAAACCGAGCAGAGGCACTCCATAAGCTTGCAGATCTCACAGGAGTAACCCTCAACTATCAGACGGACAATTGGAAATCCGCACTCGATTCTCGTACAAAACTCGTTGAGAAGTGGCACTCTCAGCTGCGCCCCGAGGATATCGACTATCTGCATGGCCGTAACATTAACGATCAGACCATTAACCGCCTGAAAATCGGCTACACGGGCGAGGGCTATCGCGTAGAGCTCCCCGACAAAGTAGCCGAACACTATGCTGCTAATCGTATATGTATCCCCTATTTCAAGAACGGATATATAGCTTCCTGGAATGCTCGTGCAACGTCAGATAAGCAGAAGGTCAAGTATCTCAAGCCACCAGCCTCAGACAACTCTGACCGAGCTGTCATCTGGGGTATGCACACACTCAATCGCACGTCGAGCAACCTCCCTCTCGTTATCTGTGAGGGAGCGTTTGACGCTTTAAGCTATGAGCAGGAAAACTATCCGATACTAGCGACTATGGGCGGAGCTTTCAGCAAATCTAATCGCGAACAGCTTCCTGTGATAATCTCAGCCGCTAAGCAGTTTCCATACGTCCTGCTTAGTTTCGACAACGATGAAGCCGGCAAAAATTTTACTCTGAAGCTGGGCAAGCAACTATTCTCACACCGCATACTTTTCAAGGTAGCAGCTATCCCACCTGCATTCAAGGACGTATCAGAGTATTACTCGCACGGCTATCCACTTGCAGATCTCGTTGACAATGCCACTCCAGGTGTCAACGAACTTGCCAAGCGACTTACGGACCGCGAGGAACTCAAGCAGTTCTGCCACGAAGCCGCACGCTGGGTAGCCAAACCTGAGCTGTCAGACTTATTCTCAGCTATCCGTGAGAACATCTCGATATACCGTCCTGAGATGTCAAGCGACTATCTCAACGAGCTACGCAAGTCCTGCTTCGCATCCCCTAACGAGGATATAATAGCAAAATACGTTGCCAAGCGACATAATCTCAGATACCTTGCCAACGTGGGCTTTTACGAATATTCGCATGGCTACTGGCAGGCTCTCGATGACGATGTCATCGGCGGCTACATATCCCGTGAGCTGGGCTCATACCGTACAGGCAGCAAGCTCACATCAATTACGAAGCTTCTCCGCACCGACTGTATCACGCAGGAGCAGTTTAATAAGCAACCTCTCCTGAGCTTCATCAACGGCACGCTAGACCTCAGAGACCTCACATTCCGTGAGCACTCTCCGTCTGATATGCTCACAGTTCAGTTCAATTTTCCGTATGTCCCCGGCACAACTTCTGAGCGCTGGAACAAATTCATATACGACGTTTCAGCCGGTGACGCCAAGCGTATGTCCCTCTTGCAGGAGATAGCAGGATATATTCTCTATACAGATTGTTCCTTGCAGTCATGTGCTTTTCTTCTCGGCGAGGGTTCAAACGGCAAGTCCGTGTATATTGAAACCCTGCAATCCATTTTCCCGAAAGACGCTCAAACGACTTCGAGCTGTCAGGCCTTGTTGAAGACTTCAAACGCATTAAGCTGATGAACTCTCTCGTCAACTTCGGTGAGGAAACCAACACGGACGTTAAGGGTGCAGAGTCCGTCTTCAAGCAAGTCGTTGCAGGCGGTGCGATCTCAGGCTGTTTCAAGCATAAGGACTTTGTGGACTTTATTCCACGAACGAAATTTATCTTTGCGTGCAACAACATTCCGCACTTTAAGGACTTCTCATATGGCCTTGAACGTCGTATGCTGTTTGTTAAATTCTCACGCCGCTTTGTGGACGAGCCGGATCTCAGCAAGCCGAACGAAATGAAAGCTGACCGCACTCTCAAGGATAAGCTCCTTGCGGACAAGCCTGCAATCTTCAACTGGATACTCGAAGGCTATAACCGCCTCAGGCAAACCAGCGCATTCACTGTAACGGACGACTCTGAGGACCTCAAACAATCCTTCCGCGAGGTTATCAACCCTGTTTCGGAGTTTGTTTCCGAAGAACCATATGCTGAGTATTTTAATACTCAAAACACCGACTATATCAGCAACACAAAGCTGTATCAGTTTTACCGCACATGGTGTGAAGAAACAGGACATCACGCCAAAGCACTTTCGTCATTCAGCAGAGAGTTCAAGCGACTTACCGAAGATAAGTTAATTGCCGTGCGCAACATGAAAGAGCGAGGCTATCAGCTCAAGGATTCTCAGCAGAAAATCAGCATCTATAACGGCGACGGCTTTGATGAACTTCTCTGACCGCCCATGACAGCCGCCTATGACAGATGTATCTGCGCAATCCGACATATTATCCGTCATAATCCGTCATGGGCTCTCGCTTGTTAACAATCAGTTCACAAAACGCACGTTTGTTCTTGCTTATGACAGATATAAAACCACATCTGTCATGGGTAATCCGTCATCCGTCATAGCCCCTATATTCCTAGCTTTGCGGGGTGCTTATGACAGCATGACAGATACTTTTAACAAAGTACAAATATTAATAAATATAAATACATATAGAAAAAACGAAATTTTGTCATAAAGTCATGTCATTCCGTCATATCCGTCATAAGGAGGTTTTATAATGTCCAATTACGCCGATTCTCTCAGCTGCATTTCAGACCCGCATATCTATGCTGTGATGAAATGTATTTACGTTCAAAAGCTCACGCAGGAACAAACTGCCGAGCAACTTTGTATCTCACCTTCGACTGTCTATCGTGTTCACAAGGTAGGCTGTCGCACGATCAATGAAATCATTCAAGGAGGTGTTCAGAATGGCAAATGATGTTGTAAAAGGCAGAGGCGGTAAAAATAACTTCGGTACGTCCAACAAGACAGCTCTTGCGAAAGATAGTGCTTTTGTCGGAAAAATGGTCAGAGAAGTATATATTGCTTACAAACAGCCAAAAGTTAAATCAAACGCTGAACTCGCAGATAGACTCGATAAGTATTTTAAACACTGTGCTGAAAATAATATCGTTCCTACTGTTGAGGAAATGTGCCTGTTCACTGGCTACTCAATCCAGACTATCTGGGATTGGGAAAAAGGCAGAACACACCCGTTTGATGAGGGGGAGTTGAACGTTTCGACGTCCGAAATTATAAAAAATGCCAAGAGTTTTATGCGTGCTTTTGACGCAAAATTGGTGCAGGCAGGCAAGCTAAATCCTGTGACTTACATCTTCCGTGCAAAGAACTACTACGGTATGAGTGACAGGCAGGAAGTCGAGATCACAAAGACCAATCAGCTTGGCGACAATCTGACCGATGATGAGCTTGCAAAGAAGCTCATGAAAGAAACTGAGGTCATAGACGTTGAAGCTTCGGAAGCTGAGGAATAGCAAGCGACTATGCCAAGCGACTATCACTCACGCACTGAGCGACTATCAAGCGACTATGAAACGCACACGGAAACGTAAAAATTTTCACACGCAATAGTTGAAATAAATATGAACAGAAAATCGGCAAGAAAACAGCCGAAAACACGCCGCCTGAGGGGTTGACCTTTGGGTGGCGGTGATTTTATCGAAAAATCATGCACGCACCACAAGGCGGCTAGCAAGCCCCGTATGCTGTTTTAATGTTTAGGGCGGTAAGTTTATAGGTAACACAATAGAACGCCATAGGGCGCACGCTAGGCACATTGTAGAACGCCATAGCAATAACGATATTGTGAAGATATCACCGCTAGGCCGTCTAGCACGTCGCAAGAACCGTCGGACAGCGTTGAACGGTAAAGGTATAGGGGCATGATATCGGACCGCATATGCGGGCGAATAGGTGGCAAGGGACGGAATAGAATAACAACGCCCACCCCACGATTAGCAGAGCAGGCAAAAAAAGCCCACCAAAGCCGGAGCCTTGGCGGGTGAAAATATAGGGGCTGATATCGTCAACCCCTAGAACGATTATTTATAACGCTTCGCCGTTCTGATAACCACCAGAACGGGGAGCAGAAGCAGGGCGATTATTAACATGCGGTCACCGCCTCGCCCTGGTGTGTGATGTCCATTTCGCGCATACGAATACATTCGGCAACCAGTTCATTGATATTGTCCTGCGTCCATTCACGCAGGTAATCAAAATTAATAACGCGTCTGTTACCGTCATCTGATAGTTTTTCAGTGATGTTATACAGCCCCCAGCAGTTGCCGTTGATATCATAGTAGTATGTGTCAACGGCAATATGTGTTGGCAGCATGGTTTTTATAAAACCCGCCTTGCGCCATACCCGCATATTGTCATGTGGGCTTTTTAAATCGTGGTCACATCGTGTGACCTCAACGGCGAAACGATCACCGACGCGGTATAAAATCCGGCGATCATCGACGATAGTTTCAACGTCGGTGACAAATTGCATATAGTGGTTTATGATCTGCTGTTCAATTTCTGTTCTTTTCATGGTGTTATACCTCCTGTTGTTCATTAATCGTGTAACTGTATGGTTTGCCGTCCTCGGCTCTGCGTGCGGCACATATCGGGTTGCCGTGCATATCCGTTACTAGCACGCTGTCTCCGCCGAGGTTCTGCAGGTGTTTCGCTGCGTTTCTACTGGTGCTGATGATCGTGTTTCTGTAGCCGTAGTGTACTAGATAGTTTTTCATGTTTTACCTCCTGCCCTGTGGGCTGTCTTGCTGTGGTTTTTGTTTCTGTAATTATAATATCACGATTTCGTGATATTGTCAATAGGTTTTTATCATGTTTTCGTGATATTTTTTATCTTTGTTGAATGTGTACAAAAAATCAAAAGATATTGCACACATTTGTACAAACAAAATCATGATAAACGGTCGCTATTATTATATATACCTTTATAAACGAAAAAAAGACCCACCCCTGGGGGTCTTGCAGGACGGACCCACCCCCCCTCACTCAACCCCCCGACTAGAAAAAATATAAAAAAGGGGTTGACAATATCATGAATAGGTGATATAATGAAGTCAATGAAAGGAGCGACATTAAATGATAATCACAACAGCTATTAAAGACATCATGAAAAAACGCGGAGTAACTCAAAATGAGCTTAAAGAAAAGCTAGGATACAGAACACAATCAGCTATAGCTGAACGTCTGAAGCAAAAAAGCATTGGCGTTGATAAAGCATTTGAAATGTTAGACGCAATGGGCTATGAAATAATCATACAGCCAAAAAGCACGCGTGGCAAAAGAGCAACGGGATCATATGTGATAACAAAAGAGGACGAGCAAGCAGAAAAGTAGCAGGAAGAAGAATAGTAATAGGAAGAATAGTAGTAAGCATAAAGGGTGAGGTGCAATGGTATACGGATATGCAAGAGTCAGCTCCGTAGGTCAGATAGACGGAAACAGCTTTGAAGATCAAGAGAAATTGATAAAAAGTAACTATGCAAATGCAGAAATACATTTGGAACAGGGTTCAGGTGCAAAGGAACGCAAGGTCCTGAACGAGATAATGGATAAGGCTGTTTCAGGGGACACGATAGTAGTTACAAAACTTGACCGCTTTTGCAGGTCAACAGCGTTAGGCTTGGAGTATATCGAACGAATGAGAGCGAAAGGTGTCAAGATACACATTCTCAACATGGGTCTGATAGAAAACACACCGATAGGCAAATTGATCACCACAAACCTGTTGGCATTTGCCGAGTTTGAGAGAGCGATGATACTTGAACGAACGCAATCAGGCAAAGCTATTGCACGTCAAAAAGAGGGCTACCAGGAAGGCAGACCGAAAACTGTAAACATACCTGATGAGGTAAAGCAAAAGGTCGATAGCGGAGAAATGACAGTAGCCGCCGCCTGCCGAGAGCTTGGTATAAGCCGTTCAACGTGGTATAATGAAATGAGAGTGGCAAGAACAGAGTAGAATGATATAAAAGCATGACAATATAAGAGCAGAACGATAACAGCAGAACGATAATAAAAGAATAGAGCGTGCCAAGTGCCGAGTGCCAAGTGCCACATAGCTGACGATGAAAGGAGGCTAGTTGTGTGGCACTATTTTTATGCCATGCAGAAAAAGTATGATAGATCTGACAGTAGTAGGCAACAGAGCATTAAGCAAAGAAGATATGTTTAAACTTGCTCAAAAGCAGGCAAATGGTGAGTTGAAAACAGAACAGCTCCTGCTTGAAACGTTGAAAGTGCAGGACGAAAAGAAGAAACTGATGATAAAGGCGGCAAAGCATAGCTATGAGAGCGCAATGAGAAAAACAAGCGAACTTGCAAAAGCAGGCAAAGCAAAACTCGCAAAAGAGTGGTATGACCTCGCTCACAAATTCGTACTGTGGGCAGGCGACAGCGATTTTGACGCATATATGCTGGCTTCGGAATGGAACAGAGAGCCAAGCGCAAAGTTCTGGGCGCCAAGGAGAGCTGTTCTTGAGGGCAAGCACAAGCTGGCAACGCAGATACAGGAGTTCATAGACGATGAGGACGCCCTGTTTCTGAGCTTGAGTACACCCCCGGGTGCAGGCAAGAGCACGCTTATAAAGTTCCTGCTGTCATACATTGCAGGACTGTTTCCGCAGTCTGCGAACATATACACGTCATACTCAGACGGAATGTCAAAAATGATGTATGACAGTGTGGTATCAATGCTAACGGACACAAGTGAATATGGGCACAACGATATATTCGACAATGGTATGCCTACATTGAGTGCAGAGTACAACACTATATCATACAGGAAGAAAGGTGACTTCCCTACTATCGGAGTTATCTCCCTGGGCGGTTCGGTAACAGGTCGAACGAGAGCAAATAAGTTCATGATAACAGATGACCTCGTGAAGAATGCGGAAGTGGCAAGAAACCCGCAAAGGCTTGAAACACTGTGGCAGGATTACAGAGATACGCTGACAACCCGACAGATAGGCGATAATGTAAAGCAAATAATGCTCGGTACGATATGGAGCTTGCATGACCCTATCAGCCGAATGCGAACTGATCATGAGGGAGATCCGCGATATAGATTTATTGCGATACCCGTATGTGACGATAACGGCCATAGTAATTTCAATTACAACTGTGCGGACAGATACACAGATAAAAAAATACGTGACATAAAAGCAGACATAGATAATGTCACATTTAGTTGCCTGTATATGCAGCAACCTATGGAACGTGAAGGTCTGCTCTTCCATAAGGACGAAATGAACTGGTATAACGGAACACTGCCTGACGGCTCTGCAAGAAGAATAGCCGTATGTGACGTGGCGTGGGGCGGTGACTATCTGGCAATGCCGATAGGATATCTGTATGAGGATGGAAGTTTGTTTTTGCAAGATGTGGTTTTCAGCAAGGGTGATAAAAAAGTCACACAGCCAATGGTTGTGGCAAAGAGCATACAGCACCAGATACATCAAGAGAGGTTTGAAGGTAATAACGGCGGAGATGAATATGCGAATGAGATAGATAAACAGCTGAGAGCACAGAACGTCCACATAAATATCAGCAGTAAACGTGCGTCGACAACGCAGAGCAAGCTCAGCCGAATATTGCAGTATGCGCCAGATATAAAGCAGGTGTATTATCGCAATGATAACGGCAGAGGTGAGATGTACGATAAATTTCTTGAAAATCTGTTTGCATTTAATCAGAGCGGTAAAAACGCACATGATGACGCCCCTGACAGCATGGCACAGCTGTGTGCATTTGCAACGAATGGCGTAGGCGCAAGTGTGGAGATTATCAAGAGGATTATATAGGGGAACTTAAATAAGGGGAACTTATAGGCAGACGCCGAAAATAAATAGTACATATTGCACAAAAATGTTGAAAAATATTTTACACAGTGTGAAGTGGAAAAAGTTGAAAAGTAGTATTATAATAAGCTTGTCAGGAGGGATAGGTAATGGATAATAGGCGCATACATAATAGGCGCATAGATGTATATTGTCCGAGCTGTGCGGCGGCAGGCATAAAGCGAAAGCTTATGGAAGTCGATAATGACGCAAAGGGCATTATCTATCCATACTGCAAAGGCTGCAAGAAAAACGTTGCAGTTAAATTGCCCATAAGTGCTGAAAAGCACCTCCGTTAAGTTAATTTACGGGGCTAAAGCCCCGTATGTTCCGCAAAGTCAGAGTGGGTGCAATTTCCACACGGAACTCCAAGCCTGTTATACAGTTCGTAGACCGAGAACGTAAAATATCGGTATCGTATAACTTAAAAACCTGCACACTTTGGCTGTGCGTCGTCGGGTGGAATAGCCGAGGTTTCGTTTTTTGATGCCAAGTTTTTCATCTACCATAAGAGGAAAAACAGCGTATGCAGGTTCAGAGGGCTATACTTAAAGCTTGCACCAGAGTCGGCGTGCTTCCGACACAAAATAATGGCACTTCTTGAATTTTACATTGCCAACGCCTGTGCATTTGACCTATTTCAAAAGTGCGTATAGCGTTCGGGCAAGATCACAAAGCTGTATTGCAACAGGTACAGCTTTGAATTTGCAGGTTGAGAGCGTGCCAGCTTGATATCTGCTCCATTTGGCAACTGCTACCCTCACTCACAAAGCAGTTGCCATGCAAGCTTGTCCAGGCTTGATCTCCTTTCTGTTTTTACAGCGGCGGTAACACGCCGCACATGTCGGCTGACAGTGTGAGCCTGAAAGTCGGCACCATAAGAAACTTTACAACAAAATAACAAATTTTATTTACCTGAGTGCATAACGGGCTGACAACTCGCTCAGAAATCGACAACCGGAGGCGTCTTGTGTGTACGGATACGTTCGCAAGGGGGCTTATTAATGGCTGTGAGGCTATCAATGGAGAGAGCATTCTCAATCGAAGTCGGTTGTGCACATAAAATGTATAGTCAAAGGCTTTGCAAACTTGCCGTCAGAATAATAGACGGTCTCTGTGAGACAATAAGCCCATAAGCTGTGAGCTGGTGTTTGCAAGCCAATGTGGGTAATACCAAAACAATCTGATAGTCACGTTGAAATAAGGCAAGAAGCAAGAAAGAGTAGCATAAATCGTGAAATAAAATTTACTGAAAGTCATGTGAAATTTGCGGGCATTAATCTCGCGTAGGATACAAACGGGTAAGAAGCTTGTGGGTCGCTCCTGCAAGCTCAGCCTTATCCGCCTAGTGGCTGAATATGATTAGAATTTTATGTGTAAAGCGAAAGCTTGAATAGAATTTGTTATTTTGTTGTAAAGAGAATATTAAGTTTAAGTGCCAAGTGTTTAATTACCAAGTGCCTATTAGTTATCTAAAAAAAAAGATAGCTGATAGGCACTTTTTTTGTTGCACGGAGGTGAAACAATACGGAATTACACGGCCGACGAAAAATCTTTCTGAATGAAAGAGATATTACAGAAGAAAACATTATTGAAATAGTTCGGAGAGCGGTCGCAACTCACGAATTGAACCGAGAAGAAATTGAGTATCTCCACAACTATCTACGCGGTAAGCAACCAATTTTAAATCGTGTCAAAGAGGTTAGGCCTGAGATTAATAACAAAATTGTCGAAAACCATGCATTGGAAATAAACAATTTCAAAGTTGGTTTTATCTTTGGCGAACCTGTTCAGTATGTTAAGCGTGGAAATTGCGAGCTTGACAATACAGAGAGCGATGTTCCATCAGATAATGGTGTGGTGGCTCTCAACGAGTATATGCAAGAGGACGATAAAGCTGCCAAGGACAGAGAGCTTGCTGAATGGATAAATCAGTGTGGCGTGGGATATAGGCTGGTACTTCCCTCTGATGTGGACGAAGATGTTCCGTTTGAAACGTATATACTTGACCCTAGAAACACGTTTGTTATCTACAGTAATGACTATAAACGCAAGCCTGTTATTGGTGTGACATACTCCAGCTACAGATTTGCAAATGCAGATATAACAAGCTACAGGTCATTTGACATTTACACCGATGAGTGGTATTGGCGTATCGACTTCAAAAACGGCGAAGGCGTTGTGGCTAGATCACAGCCGAACAACATTGGCTATATTCCAATTATCGAGTATGAAAATAATCCTGAACGTTTAGGCTCATTTGAGACAGTTATAACACTTTGCGATGCTATAAACAACATTGACAGTAATGACATTGACGGAATTGAGCAGATAATACAGGCGTTTACATGGTTTGACAACATAGATATCGACAAAAAACAGCTGCAAGAGCTCAAAGAGCTTGGTGCAATAAAAACCCGTTCGCAAGAAGGGCGTCAAGCGTCAATAAAAAATATCGAAACAAAGCTCGATATTTCACAGACTCAGGTAGCTAAAGATGACCTATATGACCGAATGCTGACGATTGCGAGTGTACCTGATCGCCGAGCAAGTGCAGGTGGCAACACAGGTCAAGCTCTGATAATCGGTGAAGGCTGGGTAATGGCTGAAAGTGCTGCCAAAGCTTTTGAGTTGATGTTCGTGAAGCCTGAAAAGCAATTTTTAAGAGTCGTTCTGAAAATCTGCAAGAATACTCGAAACTGCAAGCAGGAAGTCAAAGATATTAAGCTTCACGATATTGATGTGAAGTTTACAAGAAACAAGACTGACAACCTGCTCACCAAGACACAAGGTCTGATGAATATGTTACAGGCAGGCATTCACCCAAGAATAGCTATTTTGCACTGCGGATTGTTCTCTGACCCTGAACAGGTTTATCAGGATAGCAAACCATACTTAGAAGCAACAACACAGCAACAGCAAGATACGGGTAATTTTGCCGTAAATACCACTGTAGCTGATGAAATGCTCAAAGCTATAGGAGCTATGGACAACAACGGCGGTGATAACAGTGGCAACGCTTAAATTTGATGAGCTTAACGTGTTGTGGTTTAACAAAATGGAGTTGCCAACCGCTGAAAAGCTATTGCGAATAGAAATGGCGGCAGTGTTTGAGCGAGAACTCAATAAGATATTTTCCTCACAGCGTGAGCGTGCTGACAGCGACAAATATCTGCTATATGCAGCAGTGTATGCAACGATAATGTCCAGCACGTACATCGAGATTACAAACAATTATTTTTTAAAGTATGTTCTGAACATAGCAAGCAATGTAAAGGGGCTATCGGAATATTCCCAAAAATGGATTGTTAAGCACTCGGAACAGTTTGCAAAGGAAATTCAGCAGACAACCCAAAGGCTTATTGAAAGTGGTGATTATGACAACGCATTTTCAGTAAGCCGAGCTAGGACTATATCACGCACAGAAATTAATGCTCTGTGCGAATGTGCAACCTTAGAGGGATATTATCAAAGCGGTTACACAAAGAAGATGTGGGTATCGTTTAAGGACAACAAGGTCCGAGATACACACAAAGTCGCAGACAGACAAGTCAGGAGCTTGTTTGACCCATTTGACATCGGCAACAGCCAGCTGATGTTTCCGCAGGATAGTTCGCTGGGAGCATCGGCAAAAGAAATCGTTAATTGCAGGTGTGTTATGCAACCTGTGAAATAAATTGTAGCTGTGCGTTAAACAGCAAACGTCAAGCCGAGCAACCGGCGTTAATAAGCGTAGACGTAGAAAAGGAGTGTTTTTTATGACAAGAGAAGACGTAAAAGGTATTTTCCCAAACGCAACAGATGAGGAAATCACAGCATTTCTGAACAAACACAATGGTGAAGTCACAGCAGCCAAGTCCAGCGGTGTAAAAGCTGACGAGCTTGCGACACTCAGAGATAAGGCAAAGAAATATGATGACTATGAAGCCGAAAAGCTGACGGCTGAGCAGAAATTGAAAAAACTCACTGATGAAGCTGAGGCAGCTAAGATCACCAATCTGAAAATGCTGAACAAGACTAAAGCTGTTGCGGAGTTCGTAAACTGTGGCCTTAAAGAGGACGACTACAAGGGATTTATCGACAGCATTGTTTCAGACAATGAAGAAACTACAGTTAATTCTGCAAAGTCCATTGCTGCAATGCTCACATCTCAGAAGAAAGCTGTTGAAGATAAGCTTAAAGAAGACGGTCTAAAGAATACTCCAAAGCCTCAGGGAGCAGGCGGAAACGACGGACTTACATCTGCTGAAAAGATAGCTGAGAAATTGGCTACAGACAGAGCAACCATTGCTAAAACTGCGGCGGAAGGTCTAAAAAAATACATATAGGAGGTAATTAAATGGCTAACATGATGAAGTCTACAGCCGTAATTGCAGATAAGACAATTCTCGCGAACGGCGAATTTTTGGCAAGACCATATACAATCAAGGCAAGCACTATCACAGCTGATAGCAACGGAAAGAAAATCGTAAAAGGTGGAACTCCATTTCCTGCAAACGATTCAACCGCTATCGGTCTTCTGCTCGACACAGTTGACGTAACCGACGGCGATAAGACAGTAGCTCTTGTGTATGCAGGAACAGTTTCAACCGCAAAGCTGACAGCTAACGGCGTAACAGTGCAGACAGCGGCTAAGACAGCTCTGCCAAGAATCACATTTTTTTGAATAAGGGAGGCAATACATAATGCAGAATTTTTCAGATGTTTTCACAGCCAAAGCATTTGCTATGTACTGGACAAAGTACATAGAGCAGGCAAATACAGAAGGCTATCTGGGAACTTCCCTGTTCCCACCTGTAAAGAAAAAGGGTATCGATATAAAGTGGATTAAGGGTAGGTCAGGCCTGCCTGTAACACTCAGACAGAGCGCATTTGATACTGTAGCACATGTCAGAGATAGAATTGGTGTAACTGCAATTCAGACAGAAATGCCATTCTTCCGTGATAGCTTTATCATCAAGGAAAGCGACAGGCAGGAGATCCTGAGAGCACAGGACAGCAATGATCCATATGTACAGCCTGTACTTGATAACATCTACAGCGATGCCAAGAACCTTACCAATGGTGCAAATGTTGTTCCAGAGAGAATGATCATGCAGCTTCTCTCACCGGCTGATGGTTCTCCTAAGATTGAGTTGTCAGACGGTGCAGAGGCAAGCTGTCTGTATGAGTATGACGTTGACGGCTCATTCAAGGTAAACAATTTCAAAGCTCTCACAGGTACAGCTGCATGGACAGACCACAAGAATTCAAACCCTGTACAGGACATTCTTGATGCTAAGGAAGCTATTTATAAGCTTACAGGAAACGATCCTGCAATCGCCCTGATGTCAAAGAAGACACTCAAAGATATCAGAGAGAATGAGAACGTCAAGGCATATATCGTCGCCAAAGCTCAGGCAGCAGGTGGCGTTATTCTCGTAACAGACAAGCTCGTAAAGGAGTACATCTCTGAGGAAACTGAGCTCACCGTCGTTGTAAACAACAAGTCATTTATTGACGAAAGTGGCACAGCAAAGAGATTTTATCCAGATGATATGGTAACACTTCTCCCCGCACAGCCACTCGGTTCAACAGTTTATGGCACAACACCTGAAGAGGCTGACCTCATGGCTGACGGCAAGGCAGATGTTGCTATCGTAAATACAGGCGTTGCAATCACAACAATCAAGCAGCAAAACCCTGTTAATATAAGAGTGCTTGCAAGCGAAATCGTCCTGCCATCATTTGAGGACATGGATAACGTTTATGTTATCAACACAAATGCCAAAATCGGTGAACTTACAGTAAATTCTGTCGCTGGCACAAGTGCATCAGGCAAGACAAAGGTAACAGTATCACCATCTCTGTCAGCAGGCAACTCCTACAAGTATAAGACAGCATCAAGTGTAACTGTTCCTGAGTTTGGTGCAGAATGCAAGTCAGGCTACACTGCATGGGACGGAGTATCTGAGATCACCGCAACAACAGGCAATAAGATACTCATCGTTGAGGTAGATGCAAACAACAAAGCTGTAAAAGCTGGTTCAGCTACAGTAGCCTCTAAGGCATAAAAGGAGAGTGCAAAATGGATATGATTGAGCTGTTTAAGGCAAGCGTTCCTGAGGAAAAATCTGAGGAATTGATTATGCAGTATTTAGACACTGCTCAATCAATTATCCTTGCACATCGCTTCCCTTTCGGCACAGACCGCACAGAGGTTGAGCCACAGTACAAAGGCTTACAGTTGAGAATTGCCATAGACCTATACAATAAGCGTGGAGCTGAGGGCGAAAAGGCACACTCTGAAAACGGAGTAAGCCGTACATATGAAAGCTCGTGGGTATCTCAACAATTGCTTAACGAAATCGTTCCGAAAGCTGAGGTATTGTAATGAGAAACCTAATGCGAAACGTTACAAAAATAAGCTATAAGCTGTATTTAGGTGAACAAGATTTACTTGATGATGACGGCTATAGGACAGGCGAGAAAGGCATAAGTTACTCAGATTTTAGCGAGTGCTATATGTCGATATCAGGCAATAAAAGCGACAGCGAAATGTCACAGTTCGGTCGAAACCTGGACTATGATAGAACAATGTCAACCGCAGATATGAAGTGCGAAATTGATGAACACTCACTGCTGTGGATAGATATTGACGTCAATGGTCCTCACAATTTCATTGTAAAAAAACGCTCTGTTACGCCAAATCAAATACAGTTTGCCATAAAACAGGTGAATGTCAATGAGGAAGATAGCGTTTAATCTGTCAGAAGATAGCTTGACAAAAGCCGTTGAGCAAATGAAAGCATATAAAGCTGAGATACACAAAAAAGCTCAACTGCTTGTGGAGCGTCTGACTGATTATGGACTAACGATATGCAGAGCAAAAGTCATTGAAATGGATATCCCTGATACAGGACATTTGCTCAGTCAGGTTGACGGCTACTATAGCCCGTTGCTTAATGCTGGCTTTATTTTCTGTGACTGTGATTATGCAGTGTTCGTTGAATTTGGAACAGGTGTAAAAGGTGCATCACAGCCATATGTAGGACAAGCCATAAGTGAATGTGGCTATCAATATATGGGCGGAACACACTATATCACGACGCAAGACGGACGTATAGGCTGGTTTTATCCTGCTGACGACGGAACGTGGAAGTTTACACAGGGTATGCCAAGCAGGCCATTTATGTACGAAACAGGGTTGGAAATGCGAAATGCTCTCGACAACATTATTAAGGAGGTTTTTAAGTGATTGACATTGAAAACAAGGTGTTTGACACAGTGTCGAAAGCACTTGAAAAAGCCTTCAAAAATATATCTGTCAGCAGCATAAACACAGACAAACCAGCAACATTTCCGTATGTTTCAATCGTGGAAACAAGTAACTCGGTTGATCCTGCGTACATAGACAGCGGCAGAATTGAGAACGCAAGCAATCTACTGTACACAGTGAATGTTTATAGCAATCTCGCCAAAGGCAAGAAAACGCAAGCCAAAAAAATCAGAAACCTTGTGTCAGACGAGTTCGATAAAATCGGCATGATGAGAACATTTTGCCAGCCTATTGAAAATCTATCTGACACATCAATATATCGTATCACAATGCGCTTCGAGTGCAAAGTTGATACGGACGAAATAATCTATAGGAGGTAATGAAATTGGAGAAATCAACAATTAACACCTTTTTGTATGCAAAAAAGGCCAGTGAAAGCATCGCTTCAAAGCTTTGTGACATTACATCATACCCTGATTTGTTTGCAACTCCGGAGATGATTGATGTTTCCGATATGTCGAGCAGATATAAGAAGTATGCAGAAGGTATGGCAGATGTTCTAAATTCTCCATTTGGTGCAAACTACACCAAAGCTGCTTATGACAAGATTAAGGCAATGGAAGGCGACGATACAATCGTTTTTGAACTCCGCTTTGGTGCAAAAGGTGAATATGGTGCGTGGACATGGACAGGCTCAATATTTGTCAACGTCAAGGGTGGCGAAGTCGGCGGTAAGAGAGAAATGGAAATCACAACTTACGCAAAAACAGAAATTACAGAAACAACAGTTTCAGATACATAATTTTTTTTAGGAGGATAAAACAATGGCAAAGACAATCAATTTCAATTACGAGGGTCAGCACTACGTCCTTGAATTTTCCAGAAGAACAGTAAGACAAATGGAAAATAACGGCTTCACTCTGAATGATCTCTCAGACAAGCCAATGAACACTCTGAACGAGCTTTTTGCAGGTGCTTTCAAGAAAAATCACCGCAACGTAAAGCCTGAACAGATTGACAAGATGCAAGCTCTTTTCGCTGATAAGGACAAGCTTATAGAGACTCTGTTCTCAATGTACAGCGAAACTATCGAGACACTGACAACAAATGACCCTGCTGAGGATAGGGAAAATTTGATAACCTGGAGCGTTGGAGAGTAGACAACGTTCCGAAAGAGCAAACATATACTCAAACATTTCTAAAAGCTTTGCCATTGTATTTATCCATAGGCATGACTGCCAAAGAGTTTTGGGAAGGTGACTGCTGTTTGGCAGTTGCCTTTCGCAAAGCTGATGAGATGACACAAAAAGCAAAGAGAGAAAAGGACAATTTCAATGCATGGCTAACGGGACTATATGTTCAAGAAGCCATAGCAAGTTGTTTTTCAAAAGACGGCAAATATCCCGATAAACCGCATGACATTTTCAAAGCCGACAAGGATAATGAAAAAACGTATGATGACATCATGCGAGAAAATGCGGAGAATTTCAGGAAATTTGCAGAAGCATTTAATAAAGGAAGGGCGGCAAATAAGGGCAATTAAACAGACTTATTGCCACCCTTATTTTTTTATATAGGAGGTGAAAAGTATGGGATTAGACATCGATAAGCTTAGTTTGAAAGTAGAAGCTTCGTCTGACAACGCTGAAAAAAAACTCGATAGGCTGATTGTTAAGCTCGAAACGCTAAAAAAGTCAGTAGGCAAACTTTCGGGGCTTGACAAGCTTTCCGAAAAACTCAACAAAATAGCGGCAAGTGCCAATGCTATATCAGGTGTGGATAAGCTTGCAAAGCTTGTTGAAAGCGTCTCAAAGTTGTCACAGATAAAGTCTCCGAATGTTACAAAGACCGTGAACAGCATCAAAAAGCTCTCTGAGGCGTGCAATGCAGTAAGCGGCATGAGTAATGTGAGTGTGCTTAAAGAGAATATAACGGCTATTACAGAGGCGTGTAAGCCAATGCAGGAAATGGGTAAGAATAATCTTTCGCCATTCCTTAACAGTTTGAAAAAGATACCTGATATCACAAAGTCGCTTGACACAGAGAAAATCAATGAGTTCGCAACGAGAATACGCCAGCTTACCACCGCTATAGAGCCGTTGACAACGCAGGTTTCAAAGGCGGAAAACGGACTTGTCGCACTTAATGGCATTATGAAGAGTTCAATTGCGAGAAACGGAAACCTTGCATCTGCAAATGCCGTAACTGTAAAATCCTATACCAGTTTGTCCTCAGTTTTTAAGGACGCAAGAATAAGAGCCGCCGCACTTTACGTCACAGTCAATAGGGTTGCAGATGCACTCGCCGATTGCTTGCAATCGTCAAACGAGTATGTCGAAAACATCAACCTATTTACAGTAGCTATGGGCGATTATTCAGAAGAAGCATATAGGTATGCCGAAAAAGTAAATAGTCTGCTTGGCATTGATATTTCTGAGTGGATACGCTTTCAGGGCGTGTTCAAACAGATAACAACAGGCTTTGGAGTTGCAGCTGAAAAGTCAAACATAATGTCCAAAAACCTGACGCAGATAGGCTATGATATAGCATCATTCTTCAACATCTCCATAGAAGATGCTATGCAGAAAGTTGAATCTGGCATCTCTGGAGAACTTGAACCGTTGCGTAGATTGGGTTATGCTCTTGACGCCGCAACACTTCAACAGATAGCCTATGATAATGGCATTCAGCAGAACATCAATACCATTACACAGGCACAGAAGTCACAGCTGAGATACGTCGCTATTCTTCAGCAATCTACAAATGTTATGGGCGATATGGCAAGAACCATCGTCACGCCTGCGAACTCTATGAGAATTCTGCAGCAACAGTTTGAACAGCTCAAGAGAGCCATAGGAAACATTGTGAGCGTGTTTGCTGTGAAGATGATACCATATGTCCAAGTGTTTGTAAGACTTCTCACAGACGCCGCTAATGCCATTGCAAAGTGGTTAGGCTTTGAGCTGCCGACAATAGATTATTCTGAGGTTGGCAAAGGTCTAAGCAGTGTAACAGAGAATGCAGACGATGCAACAGAATCTGTCAAGGAAACAAAGAAAGCGTTGCTTGCACTTGCTAGCTTTGATGAGATAAATCAGCTCAATCTTGACAAGAACAACGGCAATGACAGCGGAGATACCACAGGCAACAAATATGGTCTTGGCATTGATTTGCCTGAATATGACTTTCTTGCAGGACTTGACAAGCAGACGGACGCACTTTACAAAAAAGTCAAAGCTCAGCTGAAAGATCTCTACAATTGGCTCAAAAAGCACAAGGATATGATTAAAGTCATTGCAGGACTATTGGCAACAGTATGGGCAGTAAGTAAGATTGCTAACCTGATTAACTGGGTGAAGAAGCTTAAAGGAGCGTTTGAAGCATTAAAAATTGTCAAAGATTGTACGAGTTGGCTATCAAAGCTTAAAGCGGTTGGAGTAGGAGCAATTTCAGGTATTGTCGGTGGTTTTGCAGGATTTGATTTCTTCAAAAAGCTTGCGAAAGGCACGTTGGATTGGAACAGCGCACTTGTTGATACAGGCATAGCTGTTGGAGCTATTGCAGCGGCATTTGCAATCGGAGGGCCTATTGCAGGTGCAGTTGCTATAGTAGGAACGCTAACTGGTGCATTTATTGGTCTGTACAAAGGTGCAAGAGATGCCAAAATGGAAATAGTCGGACTTTCTGACAATGGCGGTACTAAAATATCTGAAATTGCGGAAGCATTTGGAGCTCAGTGTGACAAAATCATTGAAGCCAAAAAAGCTGTTTCTGAATATAAAGAAACAATCACAAGCAATCAAGACAAAATAGATCAAGCTGTTGGCAATTTGAACGATTTTGGAGACAGGCTAAGTGGGCTTAAAGGAAAGCTTACAGACACCGATAAAGAAAATATAACATCTGGGTTTGAAACAATAGCCACCGCTATCAAGGACAATATTGGTGCAGAAACACAAGGCATTATCGACAATTTTAAGTCTGCAATGGACGGATTACCTGATAATCTAAAAACAAACATACAAAGCAGTATCAGCGAGCTGAACGCTCTAAATTCTCAACTTTCAGGCAATGTTGACAAGGCACAACAATTCATAAACGATTATTACAATACTATATGGAATGGTGGCACGCCAACAGACGAGCAAACCGAGAATTTCAACAAAGCGACAAAATATTTTCTGTCAAAATCGGTTGAAACATCTGACGCATATAAGGAGTACAAAGAAAACTTATCAAAGATTGATTTATCCAAAATCGACTTTGAGGATTTTGATACGTTCAAAAGTTCTATTCAAGACGTTCAGAACAATGCAAATTCGGCAATAATTGCAATAAGTAACGCAAAAAAAGACTCTCTTGATTATATCGAAAGCCTATACCAAGAGATGATAGAACAACATGATCTCGGTTGGGTATCTGATGCACAACTTGCACTTGCAAAAGAAACATTTGAAAATGCAAAAAAGAACATCAACGATAGCGCAGACGAACAGATAAAATCAGTTAAGGACGGACTTGGAAAGATTTTAGGTCAGGCACAGTCGCAATTAAACAAAGCTATTGATGATCAAGCTCAGTTTTTTGCACAGCAAGAAACTACGAATGTGTATGGCGATTATTTTCAGTGGACAGATGATGCTTGGAAGTATTTTAACGATAGCTATAGCAATAACATTAAGGAGCAAAAGAAAAATTTCAGTGATCAGCAAGATGTAATAAAGAAGGCTGCTAAAGATACAAAAGTAAACCTTGGCGAATATGTCAAGGCACTTAGCCCGTCAAACATTGACCTCAATCATGCTGACATAGGCGGTTGGGGCAAGGTAATTGCCGCCAAAAAAGGTGCAAAAACAGGCGATTGGACTGATTACGGAAAAGAAATAGCCGCACAGCTATCAAAGGGAATTGAATTGGGTACTGACGGCACTATTAAATCTGTAAAAGGAATGACCAGCAGTTTGCTCAATGAATTCACTTTGGGCGGTGAAAATTGTGTCGCAGGTTTTGCAAACGCTTTGTCCGACAAGGAAAAGAAAGCGTTCGCAGCTGCAAATGACCTCGGACTTAGCAGTTTGAAGTCATTAAAGCTTGCACTTGATGAGCATTCTCCGTCAAGAGAAACGCACCAAATCGGTGTCTTTTTCCTCCAAGGCTTCATGAACGGCATAAAATTGCTGTCAACGTTTATGAACACTTACGTGGCAAAAACAGCAAAATCAGCCGTCACAACATTTGATACAAATTCCGCGACAACCTCAATCGGTATCAAGTTTATAGACCGCTTTAAAAACGGAATTGACCTGAGGAAAAACAGCCTTATCAACGATATTGTTGATATTTTCAACACAATTCTCGACAAGGCAGATAGTTTCCACGTCCAGTTCTTCAATTCGTTCAATAGTGCGGTACCTGCAATACAGATAGCCTCAAATGGCATTCTTGCCGCTATGGGACAAGCTGTATCCATACCACAGATAAGCTATACAGCACCTGGATATCGTGTGCAGGGATATGCAAGAGGCGGTTATCCTGCGACAGGTCAGCTATTTGTTGCAAGAGAAAACGGCACACCTGAAATGGTCGGTTCTATCGGTAGCAGAAACGCTGTTGCAAATAATGATCAGATCACTGCGGCAATCAGTCAAGCAGTATATCAGGCAGTACGTGAAGCAAACAGAGATACTCAGAACAGCGGTAGCAGAAACAATGAAATGACAGTTAAAATCGTTCCTGACAAGAACAGTTTCGTGAAAGTAGCTGTTGACGGGATAAACGATACAACCAGACGGACAGGTAAAAGTCCGTTGCACTAAAGTGAGGTGGTGACACAATGCTAAAATTCGACGGTGTAGAAATGCCTGTACCTGCAGATTTGCAGGTACAGAACAACAAAATCTGGTCGGATAATACAGGACGTTCAGCAAGCGGAAAGCTTGTTGGCGATATGGTGTGCATAAAGAAGAAATTAATCATATCGTGGGTACACCTCACAGGTGAGCAAGTCGCATTGATAAATCAATACATTTCTAACGTAAGCAAACCGTTTTTCAGCGTGACATTTACAGATGAAACATTTGTTGAGCAAACGTGCACCATGTATGCAGGCGACACAAAATATGATGTGCTAAAGTGGGTCTCACCGATGAAGTATCTGAAAAATGTTGCAGTAGACCTAATCGAATGCTAGGAGGCGGTAAAATTGTATACAGTACAGAATGAACCCGTCTCTCAGTGTATCGAGAGCTATTGCCGTACTTGGCGGCTGTGGATAGAGAATGCAGAGGGCGTTATATCAGGCGACAGCATTATGTCAGCTGACAGCTCAATGCAGGCAACATCACTTTCAGACGACATCGAGCTGGGCGCAGTATGTTCGCAATCGTGGAACATGACCATAAGTGACACTGAAACAGCGTTTCTTGGTAAAGAGTATGACACATATCTGTATCTCGTAGACTACGAAACTAGCGGCATACTTGCAGACGAAAAGATACCAATGGGACGCTTCACCTGCGTGAAGTCCAAGAAATCAGGCGGCAGTGTTCAGTTGACAATGGCGGACAGGCTGTACTTTTCGGACAAGCCATATGTGCCGCATATCCCTATGCCAAACTGGAATAAAGCAGTCGAGGACGACATTTGCAGACAATTAGGTTTGCAGAATGGAAATGATTATACGGAAGTCAGGTTACTGCGTGACAAGAACGGCAGAAGGCTGATAGATAAGAACGGTAAGGTGCTGTACTCAAAATACTTTTACTTCAAGGTCAGCTCCGTGCCAAAAGACGTGACCATGCGGCAAATGCTGTCTTATCTGGCTTCTGCGCAAGGGCAGTTTGGATATGTTGACAGGTACGGAAAGTACGTCCGAAAGTGGTATGGCAAGTCTGTGAAAACATTGGATAACAATACGATAGACCTGCCAACACTGTCAGAAAGGCAGAACGTTATCGTGGGCATTATCTGCAAAGTCAGTGATGATGTAACGCTGCTGCTTGGTGTGACAGATACCACGCAAGGACGTGTGTTGGAGTTTGAAAATCCGTACATGACCGAATCACTGCTTCAATCTCTGTGGCGCAGGATAGGAGGCTTTTCGTGGTACACCACTGAGCTATACCACAGACTCGGTGACCCACGTTTCGACATAGGTGACGTGGTGACATACACCAACGGCGCAGACAGCTATGACATACCGATAACGAATTTAGGATTTACCTTTGACGGCGGACTTTCAGCAGATATTTCGGCGGTAGGTCTGAGCGTTGAAGAACAGCTTTAAAAAAAGGGGGCGAGATAATGGCTGATGAAAATGTGACATTGGAACAGGATATCACCGAAAACGATTATCCCATGCAACACGCAGGTGAGGAAATCGATGAGATACTGAACCGAGCCAGCAAGATACACTATGGCACTGTGGAATACAAGATGACGAAAGCGAGTCCACTGATGCAGATACCGCTTGGACTGACTTTTGCGCCTAAGCAGGTTATAGCAACGCTACGGCAGACAGCCACACCAACACCATATCAGAACTACTGCACCTACGTCTATGGGTCAGGAACGTCATATTATCTTTATGTCTGCATGGGAGCTGGGGCAACAGGAACCGTGCCAACAGGAACATACTATGTTGATTATATTGCAATAGAGTAAAGAGGGGTGATTAAATGACGATAACATTAAATTCAGACTATGACGTAACACTAAGCACCGCCCTGCTAGGATATGTAGGTGAAACAAATGCCAGACCCGTGTCGGTCGAAGGGCTGACAGTAGACGGCGCAGACCGCTATGTGCTGACTATTGACTACGGCGACGGCACTGTCTACGAGGTCGATATCACAGACGGCACATGGACGCCTACTGCTGATATCTTGCAGTCAGCGCAGACAGTCAGCTGTCAGATATGTGCTAAAAAACTGTCAGGGCAGGAATATATCCTGGTTAAAAAATCACGCATTTTCCGTCTGAGAATAGGTGCGGCTATAGGAGATAATGCAGTACCATCGCCCGATGTGTCTATGGACGCACTAGACCGCATAGACGCCATAGGCAGGCAGAC